ATCCAGCAGCAGTAATAACTGTGTTTACAGGACTGTTAATGTCAATACCGTTTGTAGCAGTAAGATCAATAGTTGTAGCCGCAACAATATCAACATCTATTCCAGAACTTAAACTAAGAGAACCATCACCTGAACTAATCGCAAGTTCTGTATCACCAGTTATGGAAATCTGTGCGGAATTTGTGTTTCCTAATGATCTTAAAATGAGGTCGTTTTGTCGTGCTACTTCTATTGTTGCACTGTCTGCATCTAATGTAAATGCATTAGTACCTCGGTCAATGTTAGCATCTACGGTACCGTAGATAATACCGTTTACACCGTCAACTAGTAATGTACTGTCATCAGCAAAAACACTACCTGTTACGTCACCTGTAACATTTGCTTCAACTGGACCTACAATCTTACCATCTACAGCATCTACTAGCACTGTTGAATCATCGGCAAACACACTACCTGTAATATCTGATTGTCCACTAAACGCAATGTTTAATGTTTGTGTTCCACTGTTTCCAGTAAGAACAATACCGTTTCCTTCTTCTACAACCAATGTACCTGCTATACTAGGAGCAGCCAAAAATGTTCCTTTTACATCTACAGTTCTATATGCATTACCAGCCGGAGAAGCATTTGTAATCGTTACAATACCAGTTGCTGCATCAGTAAATACCGTTAAAGCAGCACTACCAGGTTGTATTTCTAGTACACCTGCGTTTGTTATTTTTACATTATCTCCAGTGCTATTATCAATATTGATACCAGCGCCTGCTGCTCTACCACTAGGTAATGCTGTTGTGCTTTGTATACTTCGAACACCAGTGTTAGTTACTGTAACATTTCCTGTTGCAGAGCTAATACCTAAACCTAGTCCTGCTGTTAATTGTGTAACACCTGTGTTTGTAATTGTAATACTTTCAGCAGCACTATCCACTGCCATTGAAATTGCAGTTCCACTTATTAAATTTAATGTATCAACAAAGTCATCTGCTACTACTTGGTTTCCACTATCAACTTGTACACTTTTGAAAAATGTTTGATCTGGATTAATTATTAATGAACCGTTTACAGTTGAACCTAAAGGTAAATCAATTATACCTCCAGGCTTACCTTTTATTTGTGCTGAACCTAACCAAACACCATTAAATGCATTTGCATCATTGTCAGCATGTTCACCTGTATATAAAGACTTCCACGGTTTAGTAACACTACCTAAGTTAAATGTTGCAACACTATTAGGCGAAACATTTGTGCTTAAATTTTCAAAATCAAGACTAGCATATTCTGAACCACCTTGTATAAAGCCGCCACCTGATGCATAAGTATCAAATGCTGTTCCATTAACTGCTGTTGTTAATAATTGGTCTGTATATAAAAATACCTCAGTGTCGCTTTCTTTTTTAACATAATATTCGTTACCATCAAGTTGACTTACACCAGAACTAAAAATATTTACAACCTGATTATCTGTTAGATCATGTAGTTCTGTAGTAACAACTCTTACAGGATTACTATTTACAGTTCCTGATTCGATGTGTGCAATACTTAATTGTCTTTCACGAGCTAATGTTGAACCAATAATAGTAAAGTTCTCATTTACTTTGTCAAATGCGTCCTTTACGCTGCTCCACACTATTGGTGGATTACCTGGATTTATATTATTATCGTATGCCATTATGATCTACCCACCGCTATTTCAATTGTTCCTATGTGATCACTGTCATAGTCTTCAATTGCTTTACCAACAATTGTTCCTACTTTAGGATCTTCACTTACTGTTGCTACACCATGTATTCCTGCTGTAACTAATATATCACCTTTCTTAATTTTTCCTACAACTTTACAAGGTACTCTACCAACAAGTGCTACTAGGTTTTTATGTCCTGGGCATGCTGTATACATAACGTATGCTGCTGTATTTGATACAACACCTGCTATTCTCTTATCTGTGCTTGTGTTCGAAGTTGTAACTTCCTTGTCACCACCAAATACTAACACTGTTCCAACTTCGTATTCCTTGTCACCTTCGTAGTATTCTGCAACGTCTGCTGAGTATGTTGCTTCAAGTCTAGATTCATTAGGTGAACTTCCTGTAAGACTCCATCTACCTGTAATTGTACCAGCAGTAGTATTGCCGCCAGTTGTTAATGAACTTACTTGAATGCTTGATGCAATAATAGGAGCATTTGCTAAACCGTTTTGTGTTCTAAATGTGTGGTTATCATTATCATAAAAGTTTGATTTGTCTGCTGCAAGTGTGCCGTCTTGTAAGAAAATTCCGCCGCCACCTCCGCCACCAGTACCGCCAAACGTATGCAATCTAATAAATCCACCTGACCCAGATGTACCAGAATCAACTGCTTCAAAGCCGTCAATGTTATACTGTGCTACATCAATTATTCTACCACCGAAGTCACCGTTACTATCTCTAATTATAAGTTTACTTGCTTCGACTGTACTACTATCACCTGCTGCATAGTCAACTATACCGTAATCACTATCAGATGTTCCTGAACTTGCATTAGTTCTAGCAAGGAAACCTACACTACCAAACTGTGATTTCTTAACAGAGCCACCTGCATCTACTACTGTTGTAAATGGAATATCTGCTGCGTCTGCTGTTGTTAGTGCATCATTACCTAACACACTCTGTGCAACAACTTGTGCTAGTGCTGACTTAGGTGTGCCGTTGTCTTTTAGTTGTACCCAACCATCTGTTACTGTAAATTCTGTACTACTGAAACTTACTAAACCGCTTCGTGCTTGTTTGACTGCTGCTGATCCTGTTGGCGCATTTAAATCAGTGCCTGCCAATTGCATTAATAATTTACTTTGAGCAATATCAGCAGTTGCATTAACGTCTGCATCTAAAATTACATTAGGATTAAGTTGTGCATCAATACTATTAGCAGTTGAATCAATATCTAAAGTGATATCGCCAACTACTGTAGCGTTTATAGCATCTCTATCATTACCTGTAAACACAAGTAATTGGTTTGCTTCTAAATCTGTAAATGAAAAGTTTTGTAAGTTATCAAAAGTAAAACTTCTCAAGTTCATTGCATCTTGAGGGTTAACTGGATTGGCAACATTTACAATTTTGTTTTGATTAAGATCCATGTCGGCTTTCATAGCCTGTTGACCACTTAGGTCCATAAATCCACCAGTAACACTAGGTATTAAATTAGCATCAATAATCTTAGCACCACTGTGCGAGATACCTAATCTTCTTTCAATGTAAAGTCTTGCGGCATTCTCTGTAGGAACAGTATCAACTGCGTTATCTGAGAATGAACTATCTGTTGAGAATTCCGAAACTGGAACACCTCGTTTGAATCCAATACCGTCCAAGTTACTCAAAGCAATCGCTGCTGAGAATGTCACACGTCCTGTTCCTTGGTCAACTTTAAAGAAAGGTCCTACATTAAAGTTACCAAACTGGTCAGTGGTTACATAGAACACACGTCCCACAGTACGTTCTTGCGTTTCATTATCTGAGTTTAATGCATTGACTGCCGGACCATAAATTTCGTTTGGATAGTTTGTATCTGCATACGATCCACTACCAATTTCAAGTAAGTCATGTCCAGTAACACGAGTCAGTGAAATTCTAATAGTTAAGTTACCATAACTGTTTAAACTCCTAGTTGGAACTGCACTTCGTATTGTGTAAGATCCTTCAAAGTCTATGATACTATTTTCTAGTGGTCTATTAAGAGTTATTCTAGCATAGTTATCGTTAAGATCGTCTTCTGATTCATACTGGCTAATAACATATTCTTCACCTTTGAATACAAATCTTGAATTAGCAACTCGTGCCCTCTCTTGAGGAGCAACCGGAACAACACTAATCGTTGAATCACCTGCTCTACCTAATACTTTTGCAAAAGTCTGTGTTCCACTTTGTGTACCTGAAGTATCAACTTCTACTGAACTTGCAAGTGCAGGTGGTGTAGTTGTTACAGTAAATTGTACAGAACTAGCACCTAAACTATCTTTATTGTTATTGGATACAAAATAGTGTAGACTTTCGTTCACCCCAGTTGGTAATGTTCCTGTTGTTTTTAATCTAATTACATCACCAACTGCAAGTCCATGCGGTGATGCAACTGTGAATACTGCTGGAGATGCAACACTAATACTGTTCAAACCTGTAAATGCTCCAGGAACCACAGGACTTGCACCAGTTGTGCCAACACTTTCACTAGGTTGATATACAGTTAAATCTACGTAATCGTAGTTTTCTCTAAGTGTAGTTTTTGTAATACCGTCTGCTATTGCAGTTATATCACCAGTACCAGCACCTGTTACTTCTAGTGCGGCACCATTTTTACCTGTAGCAATTTCAAAAGTTGTAGATGTTAAATTTGTTTCTAGTACAAAGTATGTAATACCAGCAGTAATTCCTGTTGGTAATGTTCCAGTCGAAGCAAATGTTAGTCTATAGTCTGCTAACTGTTTGTGAGCAATAACATTTACTAAACTTAATCCTGATCCATTAGTTAAGCCACCAAGTAATGTACCGCCTAATGACGTAGTAAGTTGTATTGTATTATAAGTAGGAACATCAAATACATAATAAGTTGTTGATGCTGTTAATCCGTTTGCTGTAGTCTTAGGAACAAATGTATCACCACGTCTTAATCCGTGGTTTCTATCTGTAGTAAGCGTATTATTACTTGCAATATCAGTTACAGTGATAGTAAATGTTAGTACTGTAGGGTTTGCTACAGTAAATTCTACATCAAAAGCACCTCTACCAGCCACATCATCATTATAATCTTCAAATTGTAATACACGATAAACGTCAGTTGGTGATTCAGCAAAACGTAAACCTGTTGATGGTCTTGTAGCAACATCAGCAAGTTCACCTGTTAAAATAATTTGTGAATTACTTCTAAGTGACATCTTAGTTCCATCTGCAATAGCAGCAAACAATCCATCAAAGTTACCTGTTGTATCACTTGTTAAATTAAGTTTTGCAACACCTGTTGGTAAGTCTGTAGTTGAAACTGATGTAACAGGATATCTATAAATTAAATTACCATGGTCAACTTCAAGTTCTGAATTGTTAAGAGGAGTATAATCATAATTTGTAACATGGATATCTAATCCGTTTGTCACGTTTTGGAAAGAAGCACTTGGGAAATAACAATCAACTCTTTGAGCAACATCATAATACAATGTTGTAGGAGTTGGAACTTCAAGTGGGTCTGAACCATCTGCAACCAATGCATAGATACCATGTGCAGAAGAACCACCAATACTTCTAATCTGCGCACCATTAAGTGACATGTAAGAAGCATAACAGTAATACGTAAACATAGATACTGCTTCTGTTAAACCACCGTTAGTAGCCAACAAGCCGTAACCCATATCTGAAATCTGTGTAAAGTCATTCGATAACATTGATCTGTTACCAGGCATCAATATTTCATATTTTCTCTGATAACTGTGTGTTCCGCTGCCTGCACTAGTTGTTGCAATTTGGACACTGCCTAAAAATTGAGAAGTTATTCTAAACGTGTTACCTGTTAGTGCTGTTTCTGAAACATAATATTCTTTACCTGCTACTATACCTGCTGGCAAAGTTCCTGTTGTACTAAAGACAAGTGTTGAGCCTGCTTGTAAACCGTGATCTGTTTTAGTAAACACAGCAGGAGATGCTTGTGTAATACTTGTTAATGTTTGTGCGCCGGCTGCTAAAGTAAAAGGTGTAGTTTCGTCAAGTACAAGTGTTGCAGTACTTCCGCTTGCACCGTATACATAATCTCTAACATAGTTAACTTTGAAAATATCGTCGCCAACAATAAATGATGCTGGTAATTCTGGGAATCTATCTAGTCCTGCTACATTAATACGTGTTGTACTTGTGCTACTAGCGTGTAAAAATTGTAAGTTACCAGCAAACCCGTCAACAAACATACCGCCTGCAAATGTTTGTGCGTTGATAGATTTACTAAATGAAGCACATTCCTGTGCATAAGGTGACTTAGCAAGTATCTGTCCTGTTGGATCAAGTGTCATAGCAAAACCGCCATGTCCTTGCATTGTCATCGCTCTAAGTATTACAGCATCGTTACATAAGAATACGTCAAGTTTATCATTATCTTTAGGATAGTTTACACTTCCTGATCCATCAATTACATCTTCTAGTGCATCAAATAACTCTTCTAGTACACTTTCTGTTCCAGTTTCTTTAACAAATGCTGCATCAGTAATTTGAAGGAACCCTGTATTATAAACTGTTGTAATAAGATCATTAGCAATAATTTTATCTAATATAGTTTCTAAATATGTAAGTGATGCAAGTGTTTCAGAAAGTTGAGTTGTAATTGCAAGTCTTCCACTTGCATTTTGATAATATTTTAAACCTGCTGATATAGTTCTATTGTATTCACCATATTTCAAATCAAATATCATAGCATCAAGTATTAAGCCAACATCACGTTTACAAATTGTTTCACCGTAAGTAAACGAAGATGTGTAAGGTGCTATGTTATTTGTAATTTGATAGTTAATCCAGGCAGCAATTTCTTCTTGCAAAAATGTTCTATTTAATTTTATAAGTGCTGCTGATGCTTTGTAGCCGCCGCCGTTGTTTATTCTAGGATATACAGGTTGTGTAGTATCTTCTAGGTAATGGTATCCATATAGATCGCTTGCAGTTGTAAGCCCGTCGATAGTTGTGTCTCTTCTAAATCTTTGGAAAGCCCAAGGAGAACTAGAAGTTCCTGATCTTGGTTTTATAATACAACGTCTAAATTCATTACCTACGATAGCAACGTTTTGCGGCACTTTGATAGGATAGTTTTCTTCGTATACTCCGCTTTCAAGTAAGATAGTAATTTGTGTTTGGTTAGTAATATCACCATATGACAGTTCTTCACCTACTTGGAAATTTCCAAACTTAATATCAACATCAAAAATCTCATTTCCGCCACTGTCTAATGCACCTTCATGAGCAAGTATCTGTGCTTGTGCACCAGATGTTAAACCTTTAATAAACAAGCCTTCTCTAATATCTCTTGTTCTAAATGCAACTTCAGTATCTGTTAAAACATCACCTGTAAAGTCTGTTCTTTGTCCTTCTGTCTTTAGAAGGAACCTAGGCAAATCAGCAGCAACAGTTGGAAGGCTAGTAAACCCGCTTCCACTATCAGTAACTTCAATAGCAGTAATAACACCGCCAACTACGGTTGCTTGACCAAACGCACCTGCTCCACCACCGCCAGTAATACGTACTGAAACTAAACTGTGTCCTGAACCACCATTAGTAATTGTAACGTTGTTTACTTTGTAAGTAACATTAAATGTTGCACCCGAACCAAATGCACTATCTGAAGTAGTTGTAACCCCAGTAGCACCTGGTAATGTAGTATAGTTACCTGAACTAATTTGTTTGAATGTTACAATAGCACCTGGTGAAGATGCAGTTGTTAAAACTTCATATTTTGCAGCACCACCTATTCCACCAGCAAGTTGAATAATATCTCCTGCTTGGTAGTTTGTTCCTATAGCATTTAATGTAATAGTATCAACACTTAGTCTTGGTGAACCAACAAACCCTGTACCTGATGTAGGTGATGTACCAATAATTGCTAGTTCAACTGATTTTGTTCCGTTAGCATAAGTTAATTTCTTTTCGTATGGACCAATATCATCGTTAGATTCAAGTAAAATTTCTTCTGCTTTTTTACATGCTGCTTCAATTGTTCTGTAGGCATAAGCAAGTGCTCTACCTTGTAAGGCTTCCGAAACGCCTGATCTAACATCAAGACCAGATGTTGCAACATATAAGTTTACACTTGATCCAAAAGATGAACCGTCAACGTATGATTTAGTCGCAGCAATCAAGCCATCATATCTAGCATCATCATCTGGTTCTGGAGAACGTGAAAGAATTAATGGACCACTCATAGTTCCAAAAGAACTTTGGGTTGCGCCTGTAGCAGGATCTATTGCATCAACACCAGCCTTTGAAATCTTTGAATCAACGTAGCCTTTGTTTGACGCATCTGAGTCTCCTGTAGGAGTACCTAAATCTGTAATTTTATATGTGTTACCACCTGATGCTACAGATAAGTCTCCACCAAGTTGTGGTGATGTATCACCTGATATCTCAGAAAACTCTGTGCTTACAATAATTTGGTTACTATTACTAGTAGTATCAACTGCTACACCAGTTCCGCCTGTAATCTGTTTAAATTGTAGTCCGTCTGTAGTATTATTAACAGAAACAACTGCTGCTTCTTGCCCAACAAAATTGGATGGTGTGTCATCAAGTCCTAAGAAAGTTAATCTTTCTCCTAAACCTAATGAACTATATAATTCTCTAAAGTTATCGTTTACTTTACTAAACGAATCGCGGATACTATCGCCAGTTCCGTCGTTACCTACTACACCGGTATCTATTACTTTTCTTGCCATCTTATCCCCTAGAAGTCCTTGCTTACCATAATATTTATCAATTTATTCTATAAGCCTAACGTAAAATAGTAAATATAACTATGTTTATAGGCACTAAAAAAATTATTACAGAACACACACGTAAGAGCAAACTAGGTAAAAAACACGTTTATAATCGTATTAAAACTATCGTCGAACTCCGATGTGATAACTGTGACAGTGTATTTACCAGGGATCTAAAAAAGATAAGCAAAGCCCGGCTAAGCAATAATTACTTTCACGTTTGTGGAAATTGTGATGCCAAGCGTTTTGCACAACGTAAAGGTGTAGAGCAAAAACAAATGTGGGATATGCCTGCTGATGCAGACGTTGTAATTGGGAATAACTAAAATCCTACGCTTTCGCCGCAGCCACAACTTGATGTTGAGTTAGGATTTTTAATTGTGAGATAGGAACCGAACACTTCTTCTACGTAGTCTATCTCGGTACCTATAAGATATAGCAAACTTGAACTATCAATAGCAAATTCACCACTTGGAAGTTTTATAATTTCGTCATCTAATTCTTTTGAATCACTCATCTGCCAATCGTATGAAAATCCGGCACAGCCACCACCCTTCATTTGAAGTCGGACAATAGGCTTGCCGGTCTTTTCAATTAAGCCTTCCATATGCTTAATTGCAGAATCTGTGATGTTAACTGCGTCTGGCATCTAACTATTCACTTTTCCAAATAGTCCAAGCACCATATGCAATAGCAGCATATGCTAATAAGCCGGCTAAAGGTTTTGCAATTAATACTATAATACCAAATGCAATTAAGACTGCTCCATCCCAAGATGTTCTTTCTTGAAATGATTTACTTACCCAACTTTTAAATGTATCTAACATGTTATTGTTTCCTTATTTTATTTTTTAGGTTTAACTATTTTCCATAGTTGATCAACTAGTTTAGTTTTAGTTAATCTACGGTCTAACTCAACATCATAAGCACGACCTAGTTCTTCTAGTTGTACTTTTGACATCTTTGTTAGTTCCGATTTCTTTCCGATTACTTGCTTTTTTAACACTAGAACTTCTTCTTTAGTGTCTACAGCAGGTACGAAAATCTTTTTAAGCCACTTTAGCATAAATTATTCTCCTTGTATTCTATCGTTCACGATTGGCCAGTTTATGATACGCCAAATGTTCTCAAGATATTTGTCTTTAGTTGAGTCGAGCAAATAAGAGTGTTCCCACATATCAATAAGAAAAGCAATCTGTGTTCCTTTCTTGAAATCTTGATTAGCAATTAATCCTAACTTGCCTTTGACATCCATATAACACCATCCACTGCCCTGAAGGCTCTTGGCTTTTTCTATGAATTCATTTTTAAATTTTTCGTAAGATCCAAACTTAGTGTTAATAAGTTCTTCAGATGCTCCTAAGGGCTTATTCCCTGAACTTGGTGATTGTAACATAGGCCAAAACAAATTATGTAAATGAGCACCACCAAAGTTAAAAGTGTCATCACCTTCTTTTTTGTTGTATCGATCTACATATCCTTTAGACAACTTAGCATAGTGTAAATCTATACTTTCTTTGCTCATCACAGGTTCTAATGCATCACGCGAATACGGTAATGGATTTAAAACCAATGTAGGACGTTGCTTTTCAGCCTCTATTATGATATCTTTAAGTTCTTTTAGCATCTAACATATTTATGTTAGACTTCCTCTAAGAGAACAGAATGCTGGTGTAATGCAATACTAGCCAAATTCTTAGCCTTGCTTTCTACCATAATGTCTGCAGAGTTGTTAAACTGTAGAGCCCAGTCATTTACTGCATTATTCCACATCATATCGCTATGAGCTCGTAGTTTTTGTTTCTTAAAGCCTTGTTCAAGTAGTTCGTCCATGTTAGGTAATACGTTAGGATCATGTCCTACAAGTAAGTCTTCACGTGAAACACTGTAATGAATAACAGGACGTACACCACGCCAACTGTCAACTATGCGTAGAAATCTATCGTCGGTTGGCTGAATGTATTCACCACTAGCGACCCAGTGATGGTGTATGTCAAGAACGAGGGCAAGGTCGTTTGCAAGTTCGAGGCTTGCATCAATACCCCACGACATTTCGTCGTTCTCGATCGTAATAATATTTCGCGCCTCTTGAGATAATCTTGGGAGAGCTCGTTGGATACCGGCTGGACCTTGCCTACCGGATATGTGTACATTGCACTTCGCATCTTGGAAGGACTTGCCGTATCCCATCCAGCGGAAGACATCGGTGTGATATTCAAATTCTTCTATGCTCCTTTCTACAATACTAGGATTATCTGACGCAAGTACAGTGAACTGACCAGGATGCATAGACACCCTAACATCAAGTTCACGAGCCTTTGCGCCGACGTGAGCAAAGTTACTCTCACAATATTGTCGTACATCAGGCTTGCGCCAGAAATAAGACCAAGTAGGCTCAGTATAGACAGGTAAGACGTCACTTCCCAACCTAACCATTCGTAATTCATTTGGTAGTCCTCCTACATAACAAATAAGATTCATATACGATTGTATGTTATGGACCATAATATCCCACAATCGTTCTTCTGCAACTTCTTTAGTCTGTCTGTTTAGCCACGCAACAGTTGTTGAACGTGTATTAAAAGGACGCTGTATCTCCTCAAGAAGTTTTTTCTTCTGAGTTTGATCAGTGTACATGTATTTGCAGGCAAAGCCTATGCGTTTATATTGAGAATTCGTCACGTAATATTTTCCAAGTTTCTTTATAATCTTTTACATTATAGCAGAAACCTAAGTCGTTGTCAATGATTTCTTTTTTCAAAGGATAATCATTTCCTTCAGGATGCATATCGTCACCGAAGAAATGCAAAATATCATTTGGATTAAAATCTTTTAGTATTTGGCCTTTATCACAGCCTTTTGGAAATATATCAATACCTGTTTCACCACCTACTTTGGCATCTATATCTGGGAATAAAGTACAAAATGCTTTTGCTATTGTGTTTCTTTCATTTATTTTTTCATCATGACCAATATATAACTTACGCTCTCCTAGTGTAGCATTTCTACCTACAACGCTAAAGTTACACATGCCTGGACGATGTTCAAAGTGTAATCCTGTTCTTAGTACAAATTCACTTTCTTTCATACACTGTGTTAGGAATTTTTCTGCTAGTTCTGGAAGTTTCCAAGAACTTGTGTGAATATTTTTCTTGCCTTGATAGACATCACATCCACTGCAATTATATACACGTTCAGCCATACCATACAGCGTGTCGCCTACTTGTTCAACTGTTTTATCTCTATCACTACCTGTAACAAAGTAAACGTAATTAGTTTTACAAAAATGTAAAAAGAACTTTGCAAACTCTTTGTCTATTTGTTTCCTACTAGGGGTAAGTGTCCCGTCAACATCAAATATAAATCTATTACTCACTGTCATACCCAATTCTCCACAACAAATTTATCTTGTACAATACCAGGGTTTGGATCCCCATGGAATACTGCTATACAGCATTCTAGTGGTATTTCTACGTTATCTTTCTGTTCTACAAATTGTCTAACTCCATTTATTACTTGTAACTCATTTCTATTTCTAATTTCCCATTTGTAACTTTGTATCCACTGCTCTGGCCAAAACCTAATAATAGGTTTAGCACACTTCCACGTCCAATCTTGGTCACCATGTAACCTCATTGCAACTTGTGGGTTTTGTTTAAATTTTGTATAGATATATGCTTGACTTCCATGAATCCAACTCATAACACTACTGTTTAGGTATTTCCAATCTCTATGAAATTTTCTGTTAAAGTCTCTTATTCCCATAAAGACATTGCCTTGTAAGTTTAGTAGTTTATCTATGCTATCACAAATTACAACATCTAGGTCCATATATAATATTCTACCAGACACTGGTAAATCAGCATCAAACATATGTACTTTATGCCACCATCCTTTTACATATCCTTCATTTGGTCGGACAATAAGAGAAACTCCTTTTATAGGAGTTGGATCATCTGTAAGACAATACAATTTATAAGGAACAGTAGTATGTCTATCAATCATATTTCTTAGTTTTTCTACATAAGAAATAGAATACTTGTTACCAAAGCGTACACATAGTATATTAGAAACTGAAGGCTGTGAGTCTCCGCCTGTTCTTTTAAGAGCTCGCGATTGTTCTTTTTCAAATTTTCTACGTAACTTATATGCTTTACGCTGTTCTTTAGACAGTTTTTCCGAGTCCATTAAACCTCGTTCTCCTAATTTGTGTAAGAATATTTAACTATATCTGCAACAACTTTTTTAAAGTCTTTCAGGTATAATGCATTAGGACCGTCACTAGGTGCGTTGTCTGGATCTTCGTGTACTTCTAAAAAGAAATTTCTGATCCCAAGAGCACTCCCAGCACGAGCGAGCCCAGGCACATAATCACGATTGCCGCCGCTACTAGTCCCGTGTCCTCCGGGTTTTTGGACAGAGTGCGTAACATCAAAAACGACATCAGCACTAATATTGTTAAGCATGTA